AATTTAAAGTATTTATCTATATGACCAAATGTTGCACCAAATGTAATATTGAAAAACCAATTGACCAGTATGAAACTTATTTTCATTCTACTCAAAAGAAGATGCGTACCAGAGGTTATTGTATTTCCTGTTTTAAAGAACAAAAAAGAATTTACAGGGAAAGTATCAAAGATAAAAAGATAATTCAACCAGTGGAAGATTTGACCCCAACAATTGAATATATAGAAACACCATCACCATCCAACTTGAAGAAATGTACAGGATGTAAGGAATGGAAACCAACTACAGAATATTATAAATCTAAAGCTGGTAGAAAAACAGGTGAACCAACCGCAAGATGCAAGACCTGTCATATGGAAATGTATCAAAAGAGAATGAAGAAGAAGATGGAAGACAACGGTGGTCATATCGTAGTACCAGTACGGCCAGGAGTTTATAAAGATGAGATGCAGAGAGAGAACACCTATACAATTATGCAAGTAATGGGATGGGAGTTGAATGATAATGGTGTATGGTCAAAGGATGGTATCAAGACCGCCGAGAAGAAATGGCCCAAATTAGAAGAATGGAATAGAATTAACAAGGAGAGAATAGAAGAAGAGAAACGTTTATTGAAATTACAAAAGGAAGAAGCCTATAGGAATGCTGATAGAAACATTTGGGAGAATATCAAATTCTTAAGAGAAGAAGGTGAATCCATAAAATTTATATCCGATATGTATAATCTAGATTATATGGTGGTTTATAATTATATTAGAAAATGGCAAAAAGAAAAATCCCTTCAATAGATATATACCAAATGATATCTGGTGATTATTTTAATATGACACCAGAAGAAAAACAGGATATATGTAATCAATTATTTGAATTATTAATCAAGAACATTCAAACGATTTCCCAACCTGAGTTAAATACCTTTGACATATTAAGGTCAGTCCTACAAAACACCCTAACTGAGTATGAGAAGTATGAGATGTATGAGGCTTGTTCAATACTCAAAGATATGATAAAAACAATGGATGAAGCCTGAAATTGAACAATTTATTGCCAATAACTATTACGAGTTATTATCAATATGTAAGAAGTATGTGAAAGACAATAAGACTTGGGATGCGTCGGAATTACTACACGAAGTAATTCTTCAGATTTATGAGAGAAAGACAGAGATAGTATTAAAAGAATATGATGATAATTCTATCAAGTATTTTATAATCAGTATGATTGCTATCAATTGGAAATCTTCCACCTCAAGATGGTATTACAAGATGAGAAAGGATTATGTCAACTTACAAGAGATGACCGATGATATTGAAGTTATTGACGACTACGATGATGCTATTGACAAACAGACATTTATTGATTATGTTGAAGAAGAGTTTTCTGAGATGAATTGGTTTTCCAAACTAATCTTTTCCAAATTCTTAACGTATGGTTCAATAGCAAGAACCAGTCGGGAAACAAAAATACCAGCATCAAGTGTAAGTAGATACATCAAGGAAACAAAGAAAGAACTAATAACGAGGGTAAACAATAGATTGAAATGAACAGAAGAGAAAGACGATTTAATGAAAGACAGGGTGAGAAGATGAGAAAAGAAATCTTCAATCAGGTAAGAAAAGAATATGAACTAATCGAAAAGACAGGAAGGTTCCCATCTTATTTCACCGAAGAAATGAAAGAGTTATACAACAATAAAAAGAATGGTGTAGATATGAATAGTTTGGTTATCCCACCATTAGAATTAAATCAATTAGATAATGGGTTGCAATTGTAAGAACAAACAGAAACAAAACACTCCTGAAGTGGCACCAGGTTATGAACCGACACAAGAGGAGATAATAGAGGCATACAGATTGATGTTGTTCAATATGGATCAAGAACAATACGATAAGGCCAATAAAGTATTTGTCACATTATTCGGGGAGAGTATCACAGATGTAAGTAGTTTTAGAAAGTTTGACTACTACATCAAGAACACCTTAGGACTTGATATCAGGTAAATTATATTTATTAGTATGGAACAAGAACAAGAACCAAAGAAAAAGACTGGTGGTCGTAAGTCCACAGTGGTAGAATATGACGAGAGAATATCCGAAGCACTTGAGTTAATACTTTATAAAAGACTCTCGAGCGGTGAGTTTAGGACTACGTTCAGTAAGATGTATGACGTCTCAGAAAGAACCGCAGACGCTACTTGGCGTAGATGTAAGGATATACTTAAACAAAGGTTTGCTGACGAACAGAACGAACTGATTGAACAACAACTAATGAGGTACTTCGACTTACTTGAACGAGCAAGGTTTGACAATAACAAGAGAGTAGAACGAGAAACATTACAAGACATATCAAAGTTATATGGGTTGGAACAGGTAAAGAAAATCGATTTGACGACGAACGGGGATCCAATCTCTGTTAACATTATTTTGAATAATGATTAATTTTTTTTATATTGTAACACACTAAAAACTTCGAAAAGTCATATTTTATGCCACAACCAAAGAAAGTATTTTTAAATAAGGGAGATAAGTACCACAGATGGACAGTTCAATTTGAGGTAGAACCATACACAACACCAGGTGGAACAGTCAAGAGAAGGTTCCAATGTGAATGTGAATGTGGTAACGTAGGAATAGTTAGGATGGGAGAATTAAGGAACGGTGATAGTAAGTCCTGTGGATGTCAAAAATCTGACAGTACAATCGAAAGAAACCTTACTCACGGCTACGCCGTTCGTCAGGGAAGAATGTCAGAATATAACATTTGGAAAGGAATGAAGAAGAGATGTTCAAATCCAAAAACACCAGCATATAAAGATTATGGTGGAAGAGGAATAAGAGTATGTGATGAATGGATTAAAAGTTTTACATCATTCTTTGAATCGGTTGGACCTAGACCATCATTAGAATTTACTTTAGACCGAATTAATAATGACGGTAACTATGAACCAGGTAATGTTAGATGGGCTACTAAAATACAACAAGCAAATAACACAAGAAGAAACAAGAAAATGAATGGCTGATATAAAGTTATTACCAAAACAATCAATCGCGTGGAAATACCTGACTGATAAAACAACGAACGAGATATGTTTCGGCGGGAGTGCAGGAGGATCGAAAAGTACATTAGGTTGTATTTGGATTGTAACACTATGTCTTCAATACCCTGGTATAAGAACACTGATTGGTCGTACAGTATTGGCCACACTCAGACAAACAACATTCAAGACATTACTTGAAGTATTAGGTCCTAAGTTTATGGGACTAACATCACCCGAACATTATACCTTCAACGCACAAACAAACGTACTGACATTCTATAATGGTTCAGAGATTATACTAAAGGACCTTGAGGATAAACCATCAGATATAAACAAAGATAGTCTCGGTGGTCTTGAATTAACCGCAGTATATGTGGACGAAGCTGTACAGGTTAGTTTTGAAACATTCTCAGTACTCAAGTCTCGTATAAGATTTAAACTGAATGAGTATGGTCTAATCCCTAAGATATTACTTACATCAAACCCTGGTCAGAACTGGTTGATGAAAAGGTTCTTTATCCCATATGAGGATGGTACATTAGAGTCCAATAAGATATTCATACAATCCCTTCCAAAGGACAATCCTTTCCTACCAGAGAGTTATATTGAAATGTTGAATGACTTACCTTACCAACAGAGAGAACGTCTCTTAATGGGGAACTGGAGGTACACTGATGAGATTGGTAAACTATTTGACTTTGACGAAATAACAAGGTCAGCGTTTAGAAGAGCACCAAACGCTAATGACAAGAAGTATATTAGTTTGGACGTCAGTAGATTTGGTGATGACCGTTCAGTTGCGGTGGTATGGGTTGGATTGGTTGTAATAGATATTAAGATATATAAGAAATTAGATGCTGTACAATTATCAGAACAGGTTAAAGAACTTATGGCACAATATGGTGTACACCCATCCAATATTATTATTGACGCGGATGGGGTAGGAGGTCCCGTTTCAGACATATTAAGAGGTAAGAACTTTGTCAACAATTCAACACCATTACACAAACAGAACTTTAGTAACCTGAAATCTCAGTGTTATGATAAGTTAAGTCAACTATTCAAACAAGACCTTATATCAATCAATATATTAGACCCACAGATAATGGACGATTTAACACAAGAATTACTGACAGTTAAATTGAAGGATGTGGATAAAGATAATAAAATAGCCGTCATATCAAAGGACGAACAAAAGAAACTATTGGGTAAATCACCCGATATATCTGATGCTCTGATGATGAGATGTTGGTGGGAAATTAAGAACGTCAACGCAACGGGAAAATATGCGTTACAATTTATATGATAAAATTCAAGATAGACGAACAGTCCTACACCATACCAGATTATATATCAATTGAAAACTATTCAAAGATATTCAAGATTAAGGACCTATTCAAGGAGGACTACTTTGCTGCAAAGTTGGTAAGTATTATTAGTGGTGCACCGATGGATGTTTTACTTGAAAGTGAGTATCAAGAGATTGCATACTTAGCACATTCGATAATTAGTATTTTACCTAATGAAGAGAATGAGTATTTCTTTGACAGATTTGAAATCGATGGTATCCACTATGGGTTCTTTCCAAATTGGAGGGACTTAACCTTTGCTGAGTTTGTGGATATGGATACAATATCAACAAAGAAACCTGAACAACTATTGGATATGTTACACATCTTGGCAGCCATAATGTACAGACCAATTGTGAATGAAACCTCCAAACATAACTTTGAAATAGAAAAGTACGATGTGGAGTCTATGAAGAAACGGGCTGAGATATTTAAAAAGAAGTTGGATGTGAACTACGTAATCGGAGCTCAGTTTTTTTTTATCAAGTTCGCAAAGAAGTGCTTAGAGCCTTCCCTTCAGTCTTCGATGACGAAGCTCTCGATGTGGGAGACGATAAAACTAATATGGATGATGTGGAGGATGGTCTTCAAAGCAACTTCCAACAAGCGTATGGTTGGTTCTCAGTGGTCAACCGAATTACGGAAAATGATATTACAAAACAC